TCATAGCCGCCTCATTACAGCGACCACACGGCCGATAATATGGAGTTCGTCTTCGGCGACGGAGATCGGCGGGATCAGCTGGTTGTCGCTGACCAGTTTCAGGCCTTCGTCCTTGCCCGCAAAGTGCAGGCGCTTGACCATGCCGAATTCGCCCATGGCGACAGCCCAGATGCCCTCTGCCATGCGCGGCGTTTTCTGCGAGGTATCGATCAGGATGACCTCGCCGCTGCGGATGGTCGGTTCCATCGAGTCGCCGTCGCCGATCGTCCAGAAGAGGTGCTCTGGTGCGGCGCGGGTGAAGTTGCGCAGCCAGGCGCGCGAGAACACCCGCTTTTCCGACGAAACCGGGCCATCAATGAATGCAGCACCAAGCCCATAGCGGAGGTCAATCTCGTCGATTTCGACTGTGTCGTCGCGTTCCGGTGGCTGGTGCTTGAAGGCAAGCCGCCGATCGGCAAGCGCTTCCGTGCCGGAAGGCCAGCCCGGAAAATCGGGAAATGCAGCCATCAGCTTTTCTAGCGCTGCCCTGCCAAGACGCGTGGTCGCGGTTCCGTTCAACGGACGATTGATGGTTGAGGCAGAAATGCCCGCGCGCTTCGCCACTTGTGCTGGCGCCAGCCCTGCAAATTCCACGAGGCGGCGGACCAAATCTGTATCTTGAGCGAACGGGTCCATGCCCCGCCTTAGCAAAAATGCAAAATTGCAGACGTTGCATTTATGCAATTGCATAAATGCACACATGCAATTATCTCTAGGGTCATGGACCAACAAGAAGTGATCGCGGACATCGAGCGTCGCTCCCGTAATCAGGGGGTGCCAATCCATGTGCTGTGCGCGCGGGTGGGAATTCACCCGTCAACTTTCAGCCGCTGGAAAAAGACGGCGAAGAACCCGGAACCCACCGGCGCTTCGTTGCTAACCATCGGTGAAATCTACGATGCGCTTCGCCAGATCGAGCATGAGCGGTCAGCGAAGCCTCGCGCGCGAAAGGCCGTGCGGGCATGATAGAGACCGGATTCCTTGATCCGGGCGCGGCGCGGGCCGCTGTGCGGCGGATGAAGCTGCGGCGGGCGCTGCGCGATGCGGGCGGCTCAGTTGCGGCATTGCTCGACCGCCTCGACCAGCAGCTTGAGACGGACGGCGGCGCTGCCCCGGCCCTGCGCGACGGCGGCAGCAACCTGCTGACCGGCAATGCCAAAGGCTGTGTCTGTCGCCTCCCGGTCGACAACGTCGAAGGCGAGGACATGCGAGAGCAGCAGCTGCTGCAGGGCATGAACCTTGTCCTCCAGTTCCTCGACACGCTGCTCGATGGTCTTGGCCACGGCCTGTTCTCCTCGATCAATTCCGACACCCTCAACGCTAACCCGGATCAGCCGGGCGGCGCATCGTCTAAGTGAAGGGCCGATTTTCCCGATGACCATTGCCACTTCCCTACTGTCCAACGCCAAGCTGTTCGAGATCGCTCCGGATCATGTCGACGAAGGCGAGCGGATCGGTTTCCTGCACGAGGACAAGGCTGCCGCGCTGGGACGGTTGATGGCCGTGGACGGGCAGCGCGACCCGATCAAGGTGGTCGCCAACACCAAGAACCCCGAAAAGCCGTGGCGGCTTGTCACCGGGATGCACCGGCTGATCGGGGCACGGATCGAGGGCATCACGGTCTGGGCTATCGAGGTTTCAGGCAAGCCCGAGGCGCTGGCCGATCTGGAGGCGAGCGAAAACCTGCACCGCCGCCCGTTGGCACCGATCGAGCGGGCCAAGTTCACCGCCGCGCTGGTGCAGGCGGCACAGGACCGGATTGCCCGCGAGAATGGCGGTCTGAAGCAGCAGCAGCTTGCCGTGAAGGCGCGCTGGGCGCGCGTGAAAGCCCATGAGCAGACCGCTCAGGAAGCGCTTCGCGACGAAGTCGAAGATACGAGTCGCACGATGCAACGCGTATATGGCTGGGAGGAATCGGTCGGCGAAGCGCTCGGCATGTCGCGCGATGCGATCTATCGCGACCTGCGCATCCATCGCCTGCTGATCGATCCGTTCCCCGACCTGACTGAGCAGCTCTCCAAGCATCCGGTGGTCGGTGAGAACGCCAAGCAGCTGCGCGACATTGCCGATATCAAGGACGAGGCCGCGCGGCGCCGGGTGATCGAAGCGCTGCTGGCCGATGGCGAGCTGAGCGCGGACGAGGCCAAGGTGCAGTGCGGTGTTGGCCTGATCGGCGGGCCTGCTGCCACGCCGGTGGCGCACCAGAAGCACTATGATGCGATCACGGGTGGATGGTCCCGCCTCGGCACCGCCGAGAAGCGGCGGTTCCTGCCCAACATCGCGTCGATGCTTACCCCCGATATGAAGCGCGACCTGCGCGACATGCTGAGTAAGGAAATCGGTGAGCAAGGCGACATGAAGGCCAGTCTTGCGACCGCTTTTGACGTGATCGCCAAGCTCGCAACCGGCGAAGCGGTGGACGACGAGGAAATCGAGCACGCGCGCCGTGAATGCCAGCTCGCGCTGTTCGCAGAAGCCGGTGCCGATCTGCGGGAGACTGCCGATGCGCGGTGAGCTTTCCTCGGCCAAGCCTTCCAAGCGCCACCCGCTCGACTGGTATGTCGAGGCTGGGTGGGAATGGGATCAGATCGTGCGTTCGATCGGTGCGGAGCCCGACGTAGCGATCTGGGACCCAGCGGCAGGCTATGGGCATAGCGGATCGCGGCTGCAGGCGTGGACCAAGGCGCAGATCGTGCTGTCGGACCTTGTCCAGAACGTGGCCTACGACGATTTCGAGACGCGGCCCACGTTCATCTCCGGGGACTTCCTTGAGTTCGAGCAGGCGCCGGTGCGGCCCTGCTCGATCTGGTCGAACCCGCCCTATTCCTACAAGGATGTCTGGTACGACGGGCACAAGGTGAAGATCGCCGAGGCCTTCGTGCGTCATGCGCTGAAGCTGGCGACGCACCGGGTGGTGATGATCCTGCCCAACAAGTGGCTGGCGATGGGCAAGAAGCGCTCGCGCCTCGTCCGCCACGACCATCCGCCGCAGTTCGTTCTGCACTTCACCGAGCGTCCCAGCATGCCGCCGGGCGACATGATCGAGGCGATGGGCCTGCGCGCCTATCGCGGCGGCATGGTCGATTACTGCGCGCTGGTCTGGGACGTGCGGAACCCGACCGCGCCCGGCGAAACGCGCACGATCTGGCTGCCGCCGCTGACAGAGAGGCTAGTATGATGACCCCACGCCAGCAGAAAATGATGGCCCTGCGCGATGCGGGCCGCTCGCACCGCCATATTGCGGCGGAAATGGGCATCACGCCCCAATCCGTTCGTACTGCCATGAGCAAGCTGAGTGGTTCCGATGGGCGCAACAGGCAGCATGAAGCCGCGATGGTACGCGGCAGCGAGGCGCTGTTCCGTTCCATTCAGAATGCGAAGGCCAGTCGCTGATGCCTAAGCAGGCCTCCCTTGCCGCGTATTACCGCGAACATCGCGAAGCGTTCGCGCTCGCGCTGGAGCTTGGCTGCACGCCGGCCGAGGCGAAGCAGAAGCTACGCGACCAGGCGCGGGCGCGGCGGCGGGCCTGCGGCACGCGGGCACCGGAAGCCTGCACCGATTCCGATTTCGAACCGATGGATCAAGCTCCCGGCGATTTCCGCGCCTGGGACTGCCGTCACATGATGAGGGACTGATGATGGAACATGCCCTTACACTCGACGCTGCGGCGGCAGGCGCTGCACATCATGCCAATAAGGTCGTCTCCGAATGTTTGCGCTATTTGCGCGATGGTCCGCTCAGCGATGCCTTTGCCTTTGAAAGCGACGTTTCCTGCGAGCTGGCAGCGGCTCTCAAGCTGGTGCTGGATATCGAGAACGGGTCTCCACAGGTACAGATCTTCATGACGGCTGAGGAAGTGGCGCTCTATGCCGATCTAAAAGCTGCCATAGATACCTTTCTGGCGGGGGTATCGGCCTGATGTCTCCGATCAAACTGCGCGTGCTGATCGATGCCAAGCGGTTCGTGGAAACCATGCGCGCCAACCGTTCGTCCGACGAGATGATCATCCTTTCCATGATCGGAGACTTCAACGCCAAGCGCGATTTCAAAGGCGGGAGCTATGTGCTGAGCTGCTGCGGCGTGACGGGGTACTGCACTGCCTCACGCGACAAGGGCCTGCTCAATTCCTGGCTGAGGGCGACAATCCGCCGTATTGCGAAGGAGACGGGACAGTGAACCTGAAACCCGCGCCCTTCGCGCTGACGCCTGCGGTGGTCGAACACATGCTCGATCTGGCCGATTCCGCGCGGCCTGCGGAGGAGCAGCTGCGGCTGCCGGTTTACCCGTTGCCGCACTGCGCCGGACAACTGGCCACGCTCACCCATTTCCCCAAGCCGTCCGCCATGGTCGAAGATCAGGCGGACGGCGAGCCTGCACGGGTCGCACCGGTGCAGACCGCACCGTCCGCGCCGGCCGAGTTCCCAACCTCGGCTGGCGCGGGCAACGGTGAAGGAGGCGAGCGTGGCTGAAACGACTGCAATCGAATGGGCCGATGCCACCGCGAATTTCTGGATCGGCTGCACCAAGCTCAGCCTGGCCTGCGACAACTGCTATGCGGAATCTGACTGGGACCATCGCAAGCACCGCGTGACCTGGGGGCCGCACGGCGACCGGGACATGGCCAAGGCTGGCCCGATTGTCTGCCGCAAGGTCCAGCGCGGAGCCGCAGCGTTCATCGCGAAACATGGCCGCCAGCCGCGCATCTTCGTCAATTCGCTTTCGGATTTCGGGGACAATCACAAGTCGATCAGGCCGGAATGGCGCGAGGCCGTCTGGCACGCCGCGCGCACCTGCCCGGACGTGATCCTGATGATCCTGACCAAGCGCCCGCAGAACATTCCCGCCTATCTCCCGGCGGACTGGGGCAGTGGCTATCCCAACGTATGGATCGGAGTTACGGCTGAAAACCAGACCGAAGCCGACCGGCGCCGCGCGCATCTTGAGGCGATTCCGGCCGCCGAGAAGTTCGTGAGCTACGAACCGGCGCTTGGCCCCGTCGACTGGGCTGGATGGGAATTCCTGTCCTGGCTGATCAGCGGCGGCGAGAGCGGCTGCAAGGCCCGTCCATCACACCCTGACTGGTTCCGGGCAGCACGCGATTTCTGCGCAGCGCACGGCATTGCGTACCTGCACAAGCAGTGGGGCGAGTGGCTTCCTGAAGGCCAATTCGATTCGACCGGATTTCAGTGGGCTCCCGGCGAGGATGGGCGGGTGCACTGGTGGAAGCCAGAGCCACCGTATGGCGCGCATCTTGATGATGCTCACTGCTCTGTGCGTGTCGGCAAGAAGATTGCCGGACGGATGCTCGACGCATTTGAACACAATGCAACCCCATGGGTGCCATATGTCTGATGCCGCTATCCCTCCCTCGTTCGACTTAGCGCCGATCGACGACGCGGCCCGCGACGGTCGTTCGCAGCTGGTGTTCGGCGGCGAATATTTCGCGCTGGCGCGGTTCTTCGATTCCGCATGGCGTTTCCCGAACGGGATAGAGCTGGACTTCATTCCCACGAATTATCGCCCGCAGGTGCACCATGGCTGAGCACGAAGCAGGCACGCCTTGTCCCGGATGCACGGCCGAGAAGATCACGGCGAAGATGGCGGCCAACCCGCTCCATGATTTCTACGCCTGCCGCCAGTGCCTTGAGCACGGCGCGCTGTTCTACGCCAACCACAACACAAAACGGGTCCGAGAGGATGAAACGCACGCTGCTGGCGGCGAAGGCCGCCTCGCGAACGGGGAGGCTCATGGTCAAGGCTAAGCCCCATCCCGATCAGTTCGGCTTCGACTTCGCCACGCCTGCGCCCGCCCGGGGCGAGGCGGCGCTGGCGGGACTGGAGAAACGCATCAATGCCAAGGTCGGCGAGATCCTCAACAGCGCGCACATGGCTGGCCACACCCGCGAGGTGATTGCGGCCGAGATGAGCGCGCTGCTGGGCGAACGCATCAAGCGATCGATGCTGGATGCCTATGCCAGCCCGGCGCGTGAGGACCACAAGGTGCCATTCTCACGCCTGATCGCGCTGGTGATCGTCACCGGGCGGCAGGACCTGCTCGATCCGCTCATGCGCGAAGGCGGCATGGCGATTCTTGTCGGCGAGGAAGTCCACACCGCGCGCCTGGGCAACATCGATCGTGAAATCGCCAAGCTGCAGGCCGAGCGCAAGCGCGTGGTGAGTGTGGCGCCGATTATCCGGGGAGGACGTAACTGATGGCCACGCGCGCCCAGATCATGCTTGTGCCCGAGGTGCGCGAATGGTTCACCGCCGACGAGCTGGCCGAGATGAACCTGCCCGGCCTGCCCGGTGACAAGCGGTCCATCAATCGCCGCGCCAAGCAGGAAGGCTGGAAAACGCGCTGCGACCGCAAGACCGGCGAACTGCTGGCGCGTCCTGCCCGGAACAAGCGGGGCGGCGGGCTGGAGTATCATGTCTCGTTGCTGCCGGGGCAGGCCCAGATCGCGCTGGCCGAACGCGGGATTACGCATCCCGCCGCCGATGCGCCGGGGTTCGATCCCCATGCCGATGCATGGCGGTGGTTCGATGCGCAGAAGGACAGCGTGAAGGCCGAGGCCGAGCGGCGGCTGACGATCGTGCGCGATGTGGAGCTGCTGGTGCGATCGGGGCTGACCCGCACCGCCGCCAACGCGGAAACGGCAGCGCGGCACGGCGTGAGCGTGGGCACGATCGCGAACTACCTGAAGGCCGTGCGCGGCGTCGCCCCCGCTCACCAGCTGCCCGCGCTGGCGCCGCGTTACCAGGGCGGCGGCGTCGAGGCCGATATCCATCCCGACCTGTGGCACCTGTTCAGGAGCGACTGGCTGCGGCCCGAGGAGCCGACGCTGAGCCTGTGCTATGAGGAAGTGGCGCGTAAGGCGGCCGAAATGGGCCTCTCACTGCCCTCTGAGAGGACTTTCAGGCGCCGCCTGGAGCGCGAGCTAGACCCGCGCATCATTCGCCGCCTCCGCAAGGGCAAGGAAGCGGATGCCCAGTCACGCCCGGCCCAACGCCGCAGCGTCGACCACCTGCACGCGCTGGAATGCGTCAACATCGATGGCCACAAGTGCGACGTGCGCGTGCTGTCCCCATGGAAGCGCGACAAGAACGGCAAGCCGCTGGTGATCCGGCCGATCCTGCTGGGCCTGCAGGACGTGCGCAGCTCCAAGGTCGTGGCATGGCGGGTGTGTGAGGTGGAGAGCGCGCATTACGTGCGCCTGGTCTTCGCCGACCTGTTCGAGAAGTGGGGAATTCCGCTCCATTGCGTGCTCGACAATGGCCGCGGCTTTGCCTCAAAGTGGATCACAGGCGGCGTGAAGAACCGCTTTCGCTTCAAGGTGAAGGCGGAAGACCCGCTGGGCCTGATTACCCGGTTCAAGATCCAGCATCACTGGGCGCTGCCCTATCACGGCCAGTCCAAGCCGATCGAGCGGGCATGGCGCGACCTGACCAACCGGATCGCGCGGCATTCGTTCTGCGCGGGTGCCTACACCGGGAATTCGCCGGTGAACAAGCCGGACAACTATGGCACGCGGGAAGTGCCCTGGGATGACTTCGTGGCGCATGTGGACCGGCAGATCGCGCTGCACAATGCCAAGCTCGGCCGGAAGGGCCGCGATTACAAGGGCCGCAGCTTCGACCAGGTCTTCGCGGAAACCTATGAAACCGCGCCGATCACCAAGGAGGCCACGGCCGAGCAGCTGCGTTTCGCGCTGCTGGCGGCGGAAAACCGGCTGGTGAACAAGAAGAACGGCGAGGTCGAGCTGTTCGGCAATCGCTATTGGTCCGAAGGCTGCAGCCAGATCCACGGCGAGCGGGTGACGGTGCGGTTCGATCCGGATGATCTGACCAAGGACGTGCATCTCTACGCGCTGGACGGCCGCTATCTCACCAGTGCCAAGCGCTGGGCGGACGTGGGCTTCCTCGACGCAGAGAGCGCGAAGAAAACCGCCAAGTTCAATGCCGAACAGCGCCGCAAGGTGCGCGAGGGGATCGAGGCCGAAGACCTGCTGTCCTCCGCGCAGGTGGCCGCGCACTACGGCAGCGTTCCCACGGCCGAGGAGCCCGAGGCCAAAGTGGTGCGGATCGCCCGCACGCGCGGCAATGCGGCGCTGAAGCTGGACGCCGATGCGCCCCAGCTGCCCAGCGGCGAAAACAAGATCCTGAATCTGTTCGGAAGGCTGCGACCAGAGGACTGAAACGAAGCGCGCGGGTCCAATCGCCAAACCAGCCCCGCGCGCTCCCATCCCTGTAAGGACAAGGAGAGCTTAGATGACCGAAGACGAAATTCCCAAGAAGGAATTCATTGAGGAGCAGCGCGCCTGGCTGAAGGCGCACCGCGCCGAGCTGGGCCTGTCGATCACCGACCTGTCCAAGCGGCTTGGCTTTCCCAATGGCACGCTTTCCAACTTCGTCAGCGAAAAGGGCTATGCGGGCCGCGAGCTGCCGATCGCGGAAGCGGTGCAGAAGTACCATGCCGGACTGATCGCCCGCGATACCACGTTTATCGATGCGCCGGACGTTCCCGGCTTCTTCCAAAGCCAGACCGCCGATGAAATCATCAATCTGCTGCACTGGTGCCGCAAGGGGAAGATGGTAGGCGGCGCGATCGGGTCTGGTTGCGGGAAAACGACGGCCTGCAAAGAGTTCGCGAGCCGATATCCTCACGTCTATGTCGTGAACCTGCTTCAATCGGATGGCCCTCCCGGACCGATGCACACGGCCGTGCTGGAGGTGCTGGGTGAGGAGAATGCGGCAGGGCAGCCCTCCTCGCTCTCACGCAGGATCATGAAGCGCCTGAGAACGATGCATATGCCGGTGTTGATCTTCGACGAAGCGCAGCACCTGACCGTAAAATCGCTCGAAGAAATCCGGGGCTGGCAGGAACACACCGGCGCGGGCGTGGCCTTTTTCGGCGACAAGCGGCTCCATACGCTGATCTTTCACGGCAAGGGCAAGGACGACATTCCGCAGTTCCGGCGCCGCATCAAGATGATGCCCGTGCGCCTGCAGCCCTATGTCCACGACGTGGCCATGCAGGCGGCAGCCTGGGGCATCGAGGATCGTCCCATGATCGTCGAGCTTCAGCGCCTGGCACAGCAGCCCGGCGGCCTGGGACTGGCTTCCGAAGTGCTGCAGGTGGCCGCCATGATCGCTTCGTCCGAACAGAAGAAGATGGACATCGGTCATCTCAAGCAAGCGATCGCCGATCGTAATCACGAAGGGATCGCGGCATGAGCGCGCGCGACTTCGTCAGCAAGGCCATCGAAGGCGGCGCGGACAAGCGTTTTCGCGTCAAGCTGGAAGGGCCGTTGATTGTTCCCGGCGAATTGCTGAGCCGGGCGCTGCTTGAGCTGAGGGGGTTCGTCGAATGCTACCTCGAATGCGGCTGTAATCTCGTCGATTACACAGAAGATGGCATCGCGCCGCGGCAGGCGCCCGAGAACCGGATTGTAATCGAATCCCAAAGCACCCTGATCGGGCTGATCCGTGAGATCGAAACGTATCTGGGAAAGCCATTTATCGGCCCCGACTGGCTCGACGAGATCATCGCACAGGGACCCGATTGGGCGGGAGGTGCGGCATGATCCGCCTCTTCCACCAATGGCGCGATGTCTTCCGCGAATACCGCACCGTGAAGCGCCTGCGTGACGATCTGACCGACATCGGCTTCGTTCTCATGATGACCGTTGGCGCGATGTGCTGGGGGACGCTGCTCGGCGCCGGCCTTTCCAATCTGCTGAGAGGAATGATCCATGGCTAACGCATCGCATAATCGCGCCGTTCCCGCCCGGTTCGACCGGCCGAAGAAGCGCCGCGATATCCTGCGCAGCAAGATCTTCGTCGCCAAGAAGGATCTGGAACGGCAGGGGCTGGATGAGGACGGCTATCGCCAGCTGCTTTTCGACACGACCGGCAAAATCAGCCTGAAGGACTGCAGCGACGACCAGATGGCCGTGATGGTCGAAGCCATGAAGGCAAAGGGATGGCAGGACCGGCCAAAGAGCGGGATCAAGGGCGCGGCCCAGCACAAGCTGGCACGCAAGGGCCGCGCCATGTGGATCTCGCTCTATCACCTGGGCGTCGTCCACAATCCTTCGGAAAAGGCATTCGAGACCTTCGCCTGCGGGCAGCTGAAATGCGACCGGCTGATCTGGGCGAAGCAATCGCACAGCGCTCCGCTGATCGAGGCGCTCAAGGACATGGCCGAGCGCAATGGCTGGAAGCAGACCGACCACAGGGGGGGCGCCCTAAAGCTGCTGGGGCTGAAGGAGAGCCTATGCAACGCGATCGTGCAGCGGCTGAAGGACGTGGGCGAAATCCCCGAGGACTGGACGCTGGACATAGCTGCCTACCGCCTGTGCAGCATTGTCACCGCCTGTGACGCGCCGTTTTCGGAAATCCAATACGACAATCTGGCCGGAGCCCTGGGCAATCACCTGCGCCCGGCGCTGGCCCGGAAAGGAGGTGCATGATGAAAAAGGTTCCCTTTAGCACCACGGTAGCTTTCGACAGCCTGCCCACGCTCAGCGCGGATCACCGCGCGGAACGCGCCCGTGCATGGCGCCGTATCGCCATCGCGCTGGCGGGCTTCTGGATCGTGGCCGCCTTCGCGATCGCGGCGCTGGTGTGATGGCTGCCTACGCCGCCTCCTCGCGAACGGGATCGCAGATCCTGGACGACCTGGCCGAAGTGATCGGCGAGGAGGCGGCGTTCGCGCTCGGCTGGGAATATATCGGCCTGCGCCTTTACATCCCGCGCGATCCTGCCTCCGAGCCCGGCCTTGCCAGCGCCGTGGGCGAGGAGCTGGCGCGCAAGGTCTGCGATACCTTCCACGGGACGCTGATCCCGTTTCCGCACAAGGCGGTGATCGAACGCCGCGTGCTGCAGCTGGCCGATCAGGGTAAGACGCGGTTCGACATTGCGCGCCAGCTCAAAATGCGCGAACGACGTGTGTACGAGATTCTCCAGCGCGAGCGCGACCGGCTCCAGGGCGATCTTTTCGACCTCTGAAATGTAGATGATGCGCGGGCGCATGTAACCCGCAACACTGCCCAAGCCCTATCGCCGGGGCATGGAACCGGCACCCTCAGACATCACCGTCACCGCCTACAGCCCGCGCTACCGCCACGCGTCGGATGAACTGATCGACGTGACCGAAGGTGGCGACAAGGTCACCAATGATCCTACCGATCGCGGCGGCACCACGAAGTTCGGCATGTCGCTGCGCTTCCTGGCCGCCGAAGGCGCCTTCGATGATGATGGCGACGGCAAGGCCGACTTCGACCTCGACATGGATGGCGACATCGACGGCCACGACGTGCGCCTGCTGACGCGCGGGGATGCGGTCTATCTCTATCACCGCTGTTTCTGGGTGCCGTTGGGCTGCGAAAGCCATCCGCGCCCGATCGGCGAAATGCTGTTCGACCAGGGCGTGAACGGCGGCCGGACAGCGGCGAAGAAGCTGCTGCAGCGCGCGCTTAACGCCTGCCTGGCCGAAGCCCGCACGAAGATGGGATCGAACAGCGCGCCGGACCTGCTCAAGGTCGACGGCACGCTCGGCGACATCAGCCGCGAGGCCGAGGACTGGGTTCTGAAGTATCCGGCGTTGGGAATGCCCGCGATCATTCGCGAATACCGCAATGCCGTGCGCGACCGCTACCGCGCGATCATTGCCCGGTTTCCCAGCCAGCAGAAGTACCGGCGCGGCTGGCTGGCCCGCGCTGAACGGCTGGGGCGGCTGTGATGGGCTGGCTGCAGACCGCGCGCCTCGCCGGCAGCCTGCTGGGCGCGCTTGCGCTGGGCACGTTGCTGTTCCTGGCAAAGGACCGCTTCCACCAGAAGGATCTGGCCGAAAAAGCCGCCCGCTGCGAAAGCGCGGCGATCTCCGCCAGCGAACCGCTCAAGGATTGCGGCTCCAACGTGCAGGCACGCGTGATGGCCGATCGGCACTCGATCCTGTGCCAGGCGGCGTTGCTGCCGGAACTGCGGCCGGAAACGCGGCACGATGCCAACCAGGAGTGCGACGCCGGCAGCCGGCGCCTGATCGCCCAGCTCGACGCCCGGGCCGACGAAGTGATCGCGCTGACGGCCGAGCTGTCACAGGTGCGTGAGGATACCGGCGCCGCGATCGCGCGCGCCGAGGCGCGCGGACGCGCCGAACAGACCAGGAGGAACAATGCGCAGAACGTGGTCGCGGCTCAGCCGCGTGGGCCTGACGGCAGCATCACTTGCGATGCTGCCTGCCTGCGGCAACTCGCTAACTGACGGCGCCGTGGCCAGCGCCCCGGCGCCCGTGATCGAGCGCCACATTGAAGTGAAGCTGGCCTGTCCGGCTGAAATGGATGCGCCGATCGCTCCGCGTCCGGTCGTACCCGATGGCGCCGAGCTGCGCGGAAATGCGGCAGGCATGTCATGGCTGGGAGAGTTCACCGCCTGGGCGAACGGTCTCTTCGGAACTCTCTTAGACGCACAGAAGGTATGCGCACATGGCTGACGACTTGCAGACAGTGAATCCCGATCAAGTCCCGGTCGTTGGCACCGTTCCGGAAAATGCATTCGTCTTCGTACAAGTCGAGGGCGGTCCGCTGCAGAAGGTGAGCTATAATTCCCTGCTGATAAAATTGATCGCGGCGGGTCTAGTGAAGTCTAACGAGGCTACCCTGCAGCTGGATCTGGCCTGGGCAGAGGATGTTGTTGCCCTGGTCGACAACGATCCCGATCCGTTAAAATGCGGATGGTGGCGCAAGACCGGTGCTGTCGATGCTGGTGAATGGGTGCAGTTCGAACAGCTAAGTAAAGCGGTACTCGCAGCCGTGCAGGCCATCCAGGCTTCTTTGACTGCATCAGTCGATGCCATCTCTACTGCGCTGCAGCCGGGCGATCCGGTCAGCGTTCTCGCCGAAGGCGCTGATGCCAAGATCATGACGGCCAAAGAGCGGGTCATCGCCGATATCGCGAAGTCATCGGACCAGGCCGATGCGCCTGAAGAGGTCTTGACCAGCCTTGGCACTACGTCTCCGGCGGCGGGTGTGGTCTCCACGAATTTCCGCAAAGTCGTGATCGTCAATGATCCAGCGCTGAGTTTTGCTGCGGACCGGATCATTCGGATCATCGGCACGGAATTTTCCACCGCGCTCGCCGGCCGTCTGGCTGAATTCTACCTGTTTGACATCACCGGTCTGCTCAAGTGGGCGAGCGGGGTGATTGATGCCAGCGCAGCGGGTGAACTTTTGTTTTCGCTGCCAGACTATTTGTTGACAGAGGCCGGAGACTACCTCGGCATTTGGAACTCTGCCGCACTCGCCGCCGATGGCATTCTGGTCCGCGACAATCAGGCCAATGGCCCTATCGGCCAGATTTTGTACAATCAAACGGCTCTCCTGCCGCAGTTGACGGTCGGCGAAACGTATGATGCGGGCACGGAGGGATATACTTCCGCGACGCGCTACCTTCCCGCGATTTATGCAGTGCATTCGCCGAAACAGGCCCTTGTCGCGACGCGCTGGGCGAACAAGGCAAACGGCTGGGCAAAGCTGGATGCAAATGCGCGTGCACCGATGAAGATTATGCCGGACGCTATTTCCGGCAGCAAGCGCCGTCCTGCGGATGAAACGACGGAACAGACGTTCGGCCGCCTGACAACGAGTTATGCGGAGGCGGCGGGTCGTCTCGCGATTACCTGCACCTCGGATATCTCTACTGTCGCGGGAAAGCTGCAATCGGCCCGCGTGAAGACGATAGGCGCCACTGCGGCACGTTCCGTCGCATTCTGGGCCTATGATGACAGTGGCGCAGTCACGTGGCATTCGGATGCAATTCCCGCGCCCGATACCGGAACTTATGAATGGGTCGCGTCGCTCGAAGACGACATCGCCATCGCGATCGGCTCTGGCGTCGGTGCGACGGTTGACACCGAGGTTAGCGGAAACGGAAAAGGCATTGCCGTCGGGATCGACGCGGCGGCGATTGCCGGAAACACTGTCAGATACAAGAGCACACAGCCGATCACGTCCCCCGCAGTCGGTGAGAACATCACCAGCGGGACCTGGGGAGCCCACGACGACTATGAAGTCCAGATCGAATACACCGTCCAAACCAAGGACGGGGTCGTAACAGTTGGATATCTGGGCAAAGCGAATGGCGCGGCCTCTCTGGATGCCAGCGGCAAAGTTCCGTTAGGTCAAATGCCATCCGGCGCAGGCGCTTTAACGGATCTCGCCACTGCGCTGACGGTGCCCGCCAGCCCTGCGGCAGCCGCTGACAGCCAGACGGATGAAATCGTGCTTGTCATCGGCAATTCGATCGATGCTGGAGGGGCCGCCAGTGCGTCCGGCGGTGATGCGCATTACGGTGTCTGGCAGCAGACCCGCGACTATCTGGGTTGGACCCTGCACAATCTCGCCGTTCCGGGATCGTTGATCACAGGCTGGGCTGCGGACGAAAACAGCGTGCGCACCGATGCTCTGGCACTCGCGGGTCTGACCAAGATCATCATCGGTTTTGGCGAGAACGATGCGCTGCTGACAGTGGGTTCGAGCACCGATCTCTATCCCGGCAATGATACTTTCGCGGGCAGGCTCAACCAGATTATCGACGATCTCGGCACTGCATTCCCAAGCGCATCAATATTTCTGCGCAGCAACATATCGCCATGGCCCACTTACGGCGGGGCGCAGTGGGGGCCGCCGCAGTGGCTTGACCTCAAGCAGATTGATGCTGTTCGCGAGCAGATCGCTATCGAACAGGGCCTGGAATATCTCGATTTCCGTGAGTTCCTGCCCCGACCTCCGTTCGTCGGTAACTTTCTCGCCGATGGTCTGCATCCCGGAGACTTGGGACACACGGAAATCCTGACGCCCATTGCCATCCAGTTTTTCGGCGGGTTCTAGCGTGATCGCATCGGTGTCTTTTCCTAAGTTCGCGGCGGGCTGGTTGCCAATGCTCGCCGTCACTGCCGCGGTCGACCCGGTCCCACGCCTGGCCGATGCCTTCGCGTTCCGGCTCGGCGGCTTCATCGTGCCGCCGGTCACGTGCGTGCTCGGCCTGCTGGGCGTGGTCATGGCGCGGCCGCTGGTGCGTAAGCAGGAGCAGGCGCTGGGGCTGCCGCTGTTCCTGCTGGTCTCGGCGATCCTGCTGATCATGGTCGAGCTGTGGATCTTGGACAGCCGGCCGGGCGCACTGTTCGCCTTCGTCATCGCGATCGGCGTGGGTTTCTCCGGCTATTCGCTGATCGAGCTGGCCGGCGGCCAGGTGAAAGACATGGCGCGGCGCGTGCTGGCGCGCGGTTCCGCCGATGGGGGTGATGTGTGAGCGAGAACTGGTTCGAACTGGGCGTTATCGTCTTCATCATCATCGGCATTGCCGCCGCCGTGCGGGCCGGGCAGGCCAACCCCGAAGGCACCGGCACGCTGGGCAAGAAGTTCACCGCTCTGGAGGGCGATGTGAGAACCATGCAGGGCGACGTGCGCAAGATCGAGCGCCGCGTGGGACATATCGAAACGTCTTCCGCCAAATCATCGGACATCGTGCGGCTGGAGAAACTGGTCGAGGATCAGGGCAAGCAGCTCGACGAACAGAACCGCCACCTGGCCAAGCTGGGAGAAGCCGTCGCCGCGAGCCGGTCTGCGGGTGAGCAGCGCGGAAAGCAGCTGGACCGGCTCTATGACTTCATCGTGGAAAGGGGGATGAGCAAGTGAGCCTCGCATCCGAATTTACGGCGCGCCACGGCGAGCTGGTGCGGCTTACCGTCCTGCAGCTGCTGGGCGAACTGTCCTCGAACAGCGCGATCGAGGAGCTGATCCTGCCGCCGATCGAGGCGATGGACCTGCCCTGCACGATGGATCAGCTTCGTGGCCATCTGAGCTGGCTGGCCGAACAGGGCCTGATCGAGATCGAGAACAACAAGCGCGGTGGACTTACCGCATACTTGCTGGAGCGCGGCCGGGAAGTGGCGCGCGGCGCCGCGACAGCGCCGGGTGTCGCGCGGGCGAAGCTGAGAGGCTGACGCATGGCGCTCACTCCCGCCCAGGCCAAGGCGCGCCGGAAGAAGAACCGGCCCAGCTCGATCGACCGGCTCGATCCGGAGATCCGTGAGCTGATCGGGCACCTGCGCGTGGACAAGGGCTTCACGATCGACGAGATCCGCCAGCGCCTGATCGAGATGGGCGAACAGAAGGTGCCGAGCCGTTCGGCGCTAGGCCGCCACGTGCGCGATTTCGCGGATGTGAGTGCCGAGCTGCGCGACACCCAGATCTATGCCGAGGCGCTGGCGAAGAGCCACGCCGACGCGAACCAGAGCCAGCTGCTGGACGTGAACATGCAGCTGCTGCAGGCGAACATGTTCAAGCTGATGCTGGCCAGCAAGGACGGCGAAGGCATCCAGCTCGGCCCGAAGGACGCCAAGGACTTCGCCGACGCGCTGCGCTCGATCGCGCTGACCCGCAAGACGGACATGGACGTGATCGAGAAGGCGGAGCGCCGCGCGGCCGAGAAGGCGACGGCCGACGCCGCCGAAAAGGCCACCACGGCGGCGCGTCAGAAGGGGCTCAGCAAGGATACCGTCGATGCCATCCGCTACGCGGTGCTGGGGAGTGACCAGTGATGGAGCGTTGCCGCGTTTGCCGCAGCCTGCTGACCGAGCGCATTGATATCGCGATCGGCCTCTGCGCCTTGCATTCATTCCGCGATCCGTACCGGAAGCCGGAACCGGTTGAACATGACACGATCGCCGATTCCGATGGGGACGATGGCGCATGACGGCTCTCGCTTCCCGCCTCCCGCCGCGCCCGCGCGGCGTTCGCAAACACTGGCGCAAGGTTTCGCCCAGCCTTACCGAATGCGGTGCGCGGATGCGCGATCTATGCCCCTGGGCGACCGATCTGGGCGATCCCGTCGAAGCGCAGGAATTCTGGTATCGCGGATCGCTGAAACGGATCGAGGCCATCTTTGCCGATGGGCAGCATGTGTCGCTCAGCCGCCACGCATCGGGGCACTTCGTCTATCGCGTCAGGATGGCGGCATGATGGATGACGATGACGAGGAGCTGCTCGATTTCGATTCCGCGTATCGCATTGCGTCTTTGATCGTAGAAGCATGTGATCGCGTAAAGCCCATGCACGCGATTGCGCCGGGAGCTGTCGCAACAACCGCGATCGAAATCGACGACATCAAGTTCCGCATTCAGATCTCCTGCGAGGGCCCGGCATGAAGCTCTCCCCCGCAGACCAGGCTAAGCGCGCTGCCGAGATCCGCGCCCGCGAGATCCAGGGCGACCGGCTTGCGTCCGAGGCGGCGATCATGCGCCTGCCCAAGGGCGACCTGCTGCTCGGCTATCAGCAGCGCACGGTGGACCTGCTGTTCGCGGGCACCGCGCTTCTGGTCATCGAGAAGAGCCGCCGTATCGGCCTGACGTGGGGCGTGGCTTCATTCGCAGCGCTGAAGGCGGCCAGCTCGATCGCGGCCGGTGGCTCCAATGTCTGGTACATGGGCTACGATAAGGACATGACGCTCGAATTTATCGAGGTCACGGCCATGTGGGCCCGCGCGTTCGGGCTGGTCGCGGGCGAGCTGCAGGAAGAGGAAGTCCTCTACACCGACGAAAACGGCAAGGAACAGGGGATCAAGGCGTTCTCGATCCGGTTCGCCTCGGGCTTCCGCGTCACGGCGCTGCCCAGCGTGCCGCGTGCCCTGCGCGGCAAGCAGGGCGTGGTGATCATCGACGAAGCCGCGTTCCACAAGGACGTGAACGAAGTGATCAAGTCGGCCATGGCGCTGCTGATCTGGGGCGGCCAGGTCGTGGTCATTTCCACGCATGACGGCGTGGCCAACCCGTTCAACGTGCTGCTGGAAGAGATCCGTGCGGGCAAGCGCAAGGGCATGCCGCTGAAGATCACCTTCCGCGATGCGATGGAGGCCGGGCTCTACGAACGCGTGGCTATGGTCTCGCGCACCAAGGGCACCGAGCTTGATCCGAAGGAACAGTGGGAAGCCGATATCCGCGCCGCCTATGGCGACGACGCGGGCGAGGAGCTGGACTGCATCCCCAAGCTGGGCGCTGGTGCGCTCATCAGCCTGGAGGACATTCTCGCCTGCGAATCGGATGAAGCCGGAAGGCCAGAACTTTACACGGGCGGACTGTGTTACGGCGGACGCGACGTGGCGCGCCGGCGTGACGGTCAGATCCAACTCATCTTCGAGCTTATGGGCGACGTTCTATGGGAACGCGACGGCTATCGCGAATACGGTCAGACTTTCGCGCATCAGGATGCCTACTTCGACAAGAGCTTCCTCGACTGGCGCATGGTGCAGTGGCGGGTTGACCAGACCGGCATGGGTGAAAAGGTGGTCGAGGATCTTGTGATCAAGCACGGCTCCTCTCGCGTCGTTGGTGTGATGTTGACGGGGCCGGAACGCGTTAATTTGGCCATCGGCCTGCAGAAGGTATTTCAGGAGCGCAAGATCCGCTTGCGGTCTGACCCCCGCACCCGCGCCGATCTCATGGCCATCAAGAAAATGGGAAGCGAGCAGGCCGGTACTGTTCGCATCGTCAATGACGGCGATATCCATGCGGACGAATTCTGGGCCTATGCACTGGCCTGCCAGGCGCGTGAGTATGCCGGTTCGTTGTTCGAATATCGGGGCATCGGCCAGGGAGAGAGCTGGCGTGGGCCGAAGCGAGGCTCGCCCGGCTACGTCAATCCGAAAGACCTGCCCGGATACGGCCAGAGCCGGTTCGGGCAACGCAGGGGAACATGGTAATGGATATCGAGCCTCGCGAAGATCACTTCGTCATTCGTCATTCCGGCCAGATCGTAAATCAGCGCTTCCCCACGGAAGATGATGCCTGGGCATGGGCAGACATGCACATCGACGATCAGGTTTTCGATTCCCCGAACAATTGGTCTCCGCCGATCGACTATGAGGCCAGCGCCAATGGCTAACCCGCCCGCCCTTGTCCTGCCCGATGGCCGGCCGCTCACGCGCGAGAGCCTGGGCGGCGAGATCGCCAAGCCCTCGCGCGCATCGATCCGCACGATCCAGTCAGGCCACCCGGCGCAGGGCCTCACGCCCGGCCGTCTGGCGCAGCTGCTGCGCTCGGCCGAGCAAGGCGATGCCACGGCCTATTACGAGCTGGCCGAGGAGATGGAGGAGAAGGATCTCCACTATCTGGCGCTGCTGCGTACCCGTAAGCTGGCCGTCGCGCAGCTGCCAATCGAGGTGGAACCGGCTGACGACAGCGTCCAGGCCAAGGAAGATGCCAAGCTGATCGAGGACTGGCTCGATCGCGACATGCTGGAAACCGAGCTGTTCGACATCCTCGATGCGATCGGCAAGGGCGTGTCCGCCACCGAAATCCTGTGGGACATGAAGCCGAAGAGCTGGATGCCCCGCGCGCTCAAGTGGCGCGATCCGCGCTGGTTCAAGTTCGATGATGATACCGGCGAGGAACTGCTGCTGCGCGGCGGGCCGGACGGAACCGGGACCGATACGCCGCTGCCCGCTGGCAAGTTCATCGTGCACGCTCATCCCAGCAAGTCCGGCCTGCCGGTACGCGGCGGTCTCGCGCGGATCGCGGCCTGGGGCTACATGTTCAAGAACTTCGCGATCAAGGACTGGGTGACGTTCCTGGAACGCTATGGCCAGCCCTTGCGCATCGGCAAGTACGGCCCGAACGAAAGCGAGGAGAACAAGGCGATCCTCTACCGCGCGCTGTGGGAACTGGGCAGCGACGCGGCGGCAGCCTTCCCCGAAACCATGAGCGTGGACTTCGTGGACCGCAAGGCGGGCACCGCGCCGAACGACCTGTGGAAGAGCCACGCCGAGTACATCGACGAGCAGCTTTCCAAGGCAGTGCTCGGCCAGACCAGCACCACGGATGCCAAGGCGGGCGGGCTCGGTTCCGGGCAGGCGGACAGCCATAGCAAGGTGGCGGAGACGATCGAGCGCGCCGATGCCAAGCTGCTCGCCGCCACGCTCAACCGCGATGCCGTCGTGCCAATCGTCATGCTCAACCGGGGACCGCGCGAGAAGTATCCCCGGCTCAAGATCGGCCGTCCCGACGAGGAGGACATCAAGCTCTCGATCGAGAGCGCCGAGAAGCTCACGAACCTTGGCGTCAAAATCGATGGCGAGGAGATGCGCGAACGCGCCGGGCTGCCCGCCGCGAAGAGTGATGAGACGGCGCTGAAACCGGGTGGCGTAAATTCGCCTCAGGAGGCCGCTGGGGCGCCTGCGGGGGCGGTGCCCGCCAAAAATCCCGCGCCTGCCCTCTTAAACCCTCTTAAATCGACGACAGCGGCAAGTCCGGGCGAGACCGGAACCCTGCAATCGCAGTCCGCAGCGTTGCAGGAACGCCAGCCCGATGCCCTGGCGCTGACCACGGACGAGGCGCTGGGCGACTGGGAAGCCATGGTGACGCCGCTGCTCGATCCGGTGGATGCGCTGATCGCCGGTTGCGAGACGCTGGGTGAGCTGCAATCGCGCCTGGCTGAAGCGATGGACGGCATGGACCCGGCGGTGTTCACCGAGGCGCTGGCACGCGGTCTGTTCGCGGCGCGGATCTCGGGCGAGGCGAAGCCCGGCAAGAATGCGGGGTGACGCGTGGCCGCCGGTGATCTGCACCAGGACGATCTGAGCATCGCCTTCACCTTCAGCCGGTCGGAGGCGGCAGTCTATACCGACGCGGCCGGGGCGGCGCAGACGGCGGCGGTGGATGCGCCGCGCTTCGATCACGATGGCACCGGCAGCGCGCGTGGGCTGCTGATGACGGCCGGGTCTGATCTGGGCACGCAGGACCGGATCGCCATCGATCCGCTGATGCTGCCCGAGGCGATGGTGGCTGGCCCCCGGCCGGTCGACCGTGAGGCCACCGTGTTTCATGCCTTCGTGGCGCTGGGCGTCGATCCCTGGGCGGTCGAGCGCCGCGCCTGGTACACGCGCAATGCGCCCGCGCTGATCGACGGGCTGCTAAGCCAGCAAGGGCATCATCTGGAAATCGGCGTGATCACCGGCTTTCGTGCCAATCTCGGCGGCTATGTCCGGCTGCGCGGGAAAGTGTGGACGCTGGCGACCGGGATCGCGGGCAACGCCGCCGGCGCCGCGCTGACCACCGATGCGGCCGGAACCCTGCCGCTGATCGTCGCCGGAGCGGAGGCACCCTGATGGCAGTCAATCGCTACAAGTCGCTTGATCCGCTGATAGAATTGCGTTGTCCGGACTGCGGCGAGACGATGCGTACCGCGCGGCTCGATGACGATCCGCCCGAAGCAACGGTGTGCGAGATCATCTGCCCGGACTGTGATGACGGAGATTTCCACGCCGCGCGCTTCATCGACCGGTACGGCAACGAGGTTCGTTGATGGCTGACGAACCGCTCCCGCGCCTCGATCCCAAGGAGGCCATCGCCTGGTTCCGTGCCAAGGGCTATGTGATCGGCTTCGACTGGCAGGACGTGTGGCAGGAAGAACATGCCCGCGCCTTCACCGTCGCCAAGGCGATGAGCCGCGATCTGCTGGAGGATATCCGGGCCGAGGTGGACAAGGCCCTGGCCGAAGGCACCACGCTGCGCGATTTCACCAAGGCGCTGCGCCCCCGGCTGCAGGCACGCGGGTGGTGGGGCAAGGCGCTGCAGGAAGATCCCGCAACGGGGGAAACGAAGGTGGTGCAGCTGGGCAGCCCGGCCCGGCTGCGCACGATCTACGAGACGAACCTGCGCACCAGCTATGCAGCGGGCAAGTGGCAGCGCATCGAGCGCGCGAAGAAGACGCTGCCCTACCTGCGCTACGTCTCCGTGATGGACGGACGCGAACGGCCGCAGCACCATGACTGGCACGGCACGATCCTGCTCGTCGATGATCCCTGGTGGGAAACGCATAATCCGCCCTGCGGCTGGGGTTGCCGCTGCGATACGCAATCGCTCAACCTGCGGATGATGGCGCGAAAGGGCTGGACCGTGACCGAGCCGCGCAAGTTCCCCGAGCGCGAATACGTCAACCGGCGCACCGGCGAAGTCACCCGGCTGGAACAGGGCATCGATCCGGGCTGGAGCTACAACGTCGGCAAGGCCCCGCTGGACGGGCTCACCCCGGCGCCGCGCCTCGGCAAGATGTCCGGCGACGCGGGCGAGCTGCAGGCAATTCTCTCAGAAGACGCTTATGCACCGCTGAGAACCTTCTTTGCGGCCTTTGGGATGAACACGCGCGCCGCCGCCGTGAAGGGCACGGTGTGGACCGATCCGGCCGGGTGGCCGCTGGCGATCTCGGCCGGGCTGCTGCGCGGTGCGGATGGGGCGATGGTGCCGCTGGACGCCGCCCAGGCGCGCTCGCTCGGCATGGCGGCGCAAGTGCTGCGCGAGCCCGATACGATCGGCTGGGTCTGGGTGACGGGGCAGGACGGCCGGGCGATGCTGGTGCGCCGCTACAAGTCGGCGGCGGGCGTGGTCGACATAGGCGGCGCCTTCTGGCGCTGGCAGGCAGGCCCGGCGCGCGGGCTGAAGGATCGGCTGGTTGTCCGGAAAGCTCAACCAGCGTCGAACAATTGAAACGGTTCTATCAGCACGAAGGATCTTCCATCGTTGACACCGTCCTTCTGTTCAACGGAGATCATCTCACAATCCAAGGCCAGAAGTGTACCTTCGTAATAATCTTCAACGACCACCGGCGTCGCCGCACCGGCTTTGGCTTCCAGCGCCTTGAGCACTGCGATAAGTTCCCCCAGTTTGATGGTCGGTTGCATGGTCGCTATCCTCAATGCGTCTGACAGGTTGGCCAATTAGGATTTCGTTCGGCTATTGTCGAATCGATCTCAGCCCGGGTAAGCAGGCGCAGTCATAGCCCGCCGAGCGATTGCCGGTCATGATGCGCCCGCGCAGGTAACAGTCCCTTCCGGCACCACGCTACCCAGCGGGCATGACGCAGCCCGCACTCTCCGAAATCGAAGGCAGCACGATTGCCAGCGCGATCGAACTCGACGCGCAGGGCAAGGCGCCCCGGCGGATGAAGCTGCTGCCCTACGGCACGTACCGGGGGCGTGACGGTCGCGGTCCCTATGTGCTGGAGCCGGGCACGCATGCCGAACAGGTGATCGCCGCCACCCGCGACTATTACGGCGGGAACGACATGATGGTCGATTACGATCATCAGTCCGCGCTCGCCGCCGTGCCCGGTGTGGGCGGCACCGCCAGGGCTTCCGGGTGGATCAAGACCGGTACTCTCACGGCCGAGGCCGATGGCATCTGGGCCGATGTCGAATGGACCGAGATGGCCGCCGCCGCCATCGAAAACAAGGAATACCGGTACCACTCCCCGTGGTTCTTCCGGCACCCCGAAACCGGCCGGATCACGCGCATCCGCAATGCCGGGCTGACCAATTCCCCCAACCTCGATCTTCCCGCTCTCGCGTCCGCCCAGGGCGGCGCTTCAGGAGAAAGTGAACCGATGACCCAGATTGCACTGGCGCCGCTTGTAACGGCGCTGGCCCTGTCGGCGAATGCCGGTGAGGCCGAAGTGCTCGCCGCGATCGGCGGGCTCAAGGACAAGGCGCAGGCCGGTGAGACCGTTCTCGCCAGCGCCCGCGCCACGCTCGGCCTGGGCGCCGACGCCGATGGCGAAGCCGTGCTGGCCGCCGTGGGCACCGCCGTCGAAGGCGCGAAGGCGGGCGAGCCCGATCCGCGCAAGTGGGTGCCCAAGGCGGGCTTCGACGAACTCAAGGGGCGCGTGGACAAGCTGGACGAGGATCGCGTCCTCGCCATGGTCGATGCTGCCAGCAGTGGCGATGCGCCCAAGCTGACCCCGGCAATGCGCGACTGGGCCATCAAGCTCGGCAAGCGCGATATCGGCGAGCTGCAGAGCTTCCTCGATACAGCGCCTGCTTTCGAGGGGGCGAAGTCCACCGTGAAGGGTGAGCCGCCTGCAGCCGAGAAGGGCAAGCTGACCGAGGAAGAAGCCGAGATCTGCGCCGCCATGGGGATGACCAAGGAGGACTTCCTCAAAACCCGCGACGAAGAGGAGGCGCTCTGATGGCCGCACTTACCGAAGCTCGCCTCACCAAGGAACGAGACGGCACAACCTTTGGGCGCGGTGTAGCCGCGACCAAGATCATTCACGAAGGGGCGTTGGTATGCCTGTCAGCGACTGGGTTCGCGACGCCCGGTGCGACCGCGACCACGCTGACCGCTGATGGTATTGCGCTGCAGTCAGTCGACAATTCGGCGGGGGCGGATGGCGATCTGACTGTCGAAGTCAAGCGCGGCACATTCCAGTTCGCCAACTCGGCTGCTGCCGATGCCATCACCGCCGCCGAGATCGGGGACACTGCCTACATCGTCGATGACCAGACCGTCGCCAAGACGGACGGAACGGGTACCCGCTCGGCGGCGGGCAAGATCGTCGATGTCGATGCCCAGGGCGTCTGGGTGAAGATCGGCTGAGGCCGGGAACAGAGGAACTCACGACATGAAAATCACTCCTGGAGTGTTGCAGACGCTCGGCACGGCCTTCAAGACCGCCTATCAATCAGGCGTCGGCCTCGTTGCCGACACGTCGATCGACGACATCGCCATGACCGTAACCAGCACGACCTCGCAGAACGAGTACGGTTGGCTTGGCGAAGTGCCCGACATGCGCGAATGGATCGGTGACCGCGTCATCAACCAGTTCGAAGGTCACGGTTACACGATCAAGAACAAGGATTGGGAACAGACCGTTGGCGTCAAGCGCAACGATATCCTGGACGACAATCTTGGTCTCTATACGACCAAATTCCGGGCGATGGGCCGCGCGACTGCTGCGCACCCGCCCAAGCTTGCTTACGGCCTGTTGAAGGACGGGTTCGCCACCGAGTGCTATGATGGCCAGTATTTCTTCGACACTGACCATGCCGTCCTCGATGCGAACGGCGATCCGCAGTCCAAAGCCAATTTCGTCGATGGAGCGTTTGCGCCTTGGTTCCTCTTGGACACCGCCCATGAGGTCATGCCGATCGTGTTTCAGGATCGGCAGAAACCCATGTTCATGTCCAAGGACAAGCCGGACGACGACAACGTCTTTTACCGCAAGGAATATCACTACGGCGTCGATGCACGGTACAACGTAGGCTTCGGCCTGTGGCAGCTATGCTTTGCATCGAAAGCCGAGTTGACCACGGCCAATTTCGCGGCGCTGTTCGCGATGATGGAAGGTCAGTTGGGCGATTACGACAGGCCGCTGGGAACCACACCGAAAGTTCTGCTGGTTCCGCCGGTCTATCGCGAGAAGGGCTTGCAGATCACCAACGCCGACAAAGACGAGAACGGCGCTTCGAACGTCTGGAAAGGCACTGTGCAGCTCAAGGTGTCGCCATGGCTCGCCTGATGTACGTCCGCGTCAAATCGCAGCGGCCTCTGCGCCGCAGGGCTGGGTTCGCCTTCACTCGCGAGGTCAAAGAGCTTCAGCGCGAAGCCTTCGGGCAGGACGAGATCGCCGCGATCGAGAAGCTGCTCGCCCTCGTAGGCGATCCCGTTCTCGATGTCGTGCTGGTGCAGGCCGATGGCAGCGAGCAGCGGCTTACTACCGAGGAAGCCGACGCGCTGCGCACGTTCGTCGCCGCGCAGAAATCGGCGACTGCCCCGGACGAGGAAAAGGCCGAGGCCAACGCCTTGCTCGAGCAGCTGCTCTCCTCGGGCGATGATGAAACAGAATTGCAGCCTCCCAGCGGGGCGACTGGCAACGCGGAGGGCGATGCATCGGCCTCTGGCGCGCCGGGCGCTTCGGGGGATGCATCGGACAGTGAAGATGCATCGCTTACCCCCCCTGGGACAGAACCGTCTTCGGCGGATGGTTCTGCGCATTCCCGCCAGGTGGCGGACGAACCGGCAGCCGATCGGAAGGCCGGTGCGGACGAACAGAACACGGCCGAAGCCACGCCCGCGAAGCCGCGCGGCAGGGCCAAGGCCACCGATGCGACTGTGAAGTAAGGCCCCTTGCTGCCTTGCCTCATGTGAACCTTGCGGGCGGCGGGGGCCTTTCAGCCATTCCGAACCGCCGCCCGCCCTCTTTTGACCTCTGACGAAAGGATGACTGCGCCGTGCCCCTCTTCGCCGATCTTGCAGCCATGCAGGCCCGTTTCGAGGAGCGCGACCTCATCCAGCTCAGCGACGCCGGGAACACCGGCGCGATCGTCGCCAGCGTCATCGAGGACAAGCTCTCCAGCGCCGATGCGCTGATCATCAGCTATGTCGCCGCGCGACACGGCGATGCGGCGGCGCTGGCGGGCAATGCGCTGCTGACCGACATTGCCTGCGACTATGCCTTTTCGCTCCTGTGGCGCTCCGATCCGCCCGAATGGGTGCTAATGCGCCGCAAGGATGCGGTTCGGCGTCTGGAGGACATCTCCAAGGGCGTGATCAAGCTGGACAGCGGCACCGAGGAAGCCGCGCCGCGTCCCGGCCAGATCCGGATCACCAGCGATCCCCAGCGCCTCTCGCGCACCAGCCTGGAAGGATACTGACATGGCGGGCGCGGCATTCCAGCTGACCGCCGCTGGCGACCATCGCATCGAGCTGGCCCTGGGCGGCCTGGTCGAGGCGTTCGGCGACCTGACGCCACTGATGGAAGGCTTTGGCCTGACGCTCGAAAGCGGCGTGACCGATCGTTTCGATACGGAGACGGCGCCAAACGGGTCGAAATGGGAGCGATCCCAGCGCGTAAAGAAACACGGCGGGAAGACACTGACGCTCAGCGCCCAGCTACGCAGCTCGATGCATTCGATCGCCAGCTCCACCCGCGTCGAGACCGGCACCAACAAGGTCTATGCCGGGGTTCACAATGACGGTTTCGACGGCACTGTGACCGTGCCCACCCATAGCCGCACGATCGACGAAGCCTTTGGCCGCCCGCTGCGCGCGCCCATTACCTTCACCGTGCAGAGCTTCGAACGCGCGATGCACATGCCGCAGCGCCAGTTCCTCGGTCTGTCGTCCGAAGACGAGGCCGAGCTGCTCGCGCAGGCTGAGGACTATGCCCGCGATGCATGGGGACCGGAGGCATGAGCCAGATTGCCGAACTCGTGTTGGGATGGATCTTCTGCGCTTTCATCGTGTTCCACGTAGCGCTGAGGGCCTTTAACTACTTTCGCAATCGCCAGTGGAAATCGGACCTGACGTTTACGGTTCTGGCAATGCTCGTAGCACCTTTGACGATCATGGTGGCCTTCGCCTTCACTATCGCTATCCCGCTGGGGCGGCGCAGATGACTGTGCTTTCGCTTATCCTCCAGGCGCTCGCCGGGCTGCTGCTCGCCGATTTCCTGACCGGTGTCTTTCACTGGCTGGAAGACCGCTATGGCCGCGAAAGCTGGCCGGTGCTTGGGCCGCTGGTGATCGCGCCGAATCGGCTGCACCATGAACAGCCACTGGCCTTTACGCGCAGCGGGTTCTTGTCGCGCAACTGGACATGCGCCGTCGCGGCCGGGTTGATCGGGCTTCCCCTGCTTGCGGTCTCCGGACCCTCGATATGGCTGGCCATGGCCTTTGTCTTCGGCGCACTGGCCAATGAGTTCCACTTCTGGTCGCATTGCCCAGACCGGGCGCCGACGATCGCGCATATGCTGCGCGCGATCGGGCTGATGCAGCCGCGCGGCCACCATGCGCGCCACCATGCCGCGCCGCACGATCGCTGCTATTGCGTGCTCACGACCTGGCTCAATCCTCTGCTCGATCATATCGGCCTGTGGAGCCGGCTGGAACGGCTGCTGCCGAAGCGGTGGCAGGCATGATCGCGGCGATCGAGCTGGGCATCCTGGCGGTGCTGAAGGCAGCGGGCGACGCCGATGTGCTCGGCTATAAATACGTGGAGCGGGATACCTTCCCCGACGAATTCGAGCAGTATCTGGAGAGCGTTCCCAACTTGCGCACGCCCGCCGCCTGGGTGGCGTTCCTGGGCATGGATCAGTTCCAGGACGCGGGCGATGACAGCGGCCCGTCCGCACGCCTTCGCTATGCGCTGGTGGTAGGCACCCAGAACCTGCGGAACGAGCAGCAGACACGCCATGGCGACGGTGGCCAGCCGGGCAGCTATCAACTGGCGATCGACGCGATCGCGCTGCTTTCGGACAATGATCTTTCGGCCGTGAACGAAGACATTGCCCTGCAAAAGGCGATTTCGGTGACGGGCGGGCGCCTGGTCAACCGCACGCCGCAGATGAAGAAGCAGGCCCTTTCGCTGGTGGCGATCGAGCTGGAGTGCCGGGCGGTGTTCGGCAGCTTCACCAGCGGCAATCCGGGCGACTTCAAGTCGTTCCACGCGGACTGGGATATTCCCGCCCACGGCAACGTCGCCCTGCCGCTGCCCTCGGCCAGTCCCGACGCGTCCGATCTGGTGGAGGTCCCACAATAATGCCCCTCACTACGCTTTACCGCCCCGCCGAAGGGCGCCGCGCGCTCAAGCCCGATGGCATGCCGCTGGCCGCTGCCGGAGAGGCCATCGCGCTCGACCGCTACTGGCGCCGCCTGCTGGCCGCCGGCGACATCGAGGCCGTTCCCGTTTCCAAAACCCAGACCAAATCCCGGAGCAAGACCGCGTCCGGTGAAGGGAGCCCGTCCGCATGATCTCTTTCAACACCATCCCGGCGGATATCCGCACGCCCGGCCAGCATATCGAATTCGATTCGAGCCGTGCCGTTTCCGGCCTGCCGCCGATCGAGAACCGCGTGCTGCTGATCGGGCAGATGCTTGCCACCGGCAGCGCCGATGCCCTCACGCTGCAGCCGGTGGTCGAGCCCAACCAGGCCGTGGGCCTGTTCGGCCGGGGCTCGATGCTGGCGCGCATGGCCGCCGCCTACAAGAACGTGGACCGCTACAGCGAAGTGGTGGCGATCGGGCTGGACGATGCTGAGGGTGCCACCGCCGCGACTTCCACGCTGACGGTGACCGGCCCCGCCACGGCTGCGGGTGATATCGCGCTGATGATCGCGGGCGTGCGTATTCCGGTGACGGTGGCCAATGCCGCCGCCGCCGTGACCATCGCCGCCGCGATCGCCGCCGCCGTGACCGCGGCGGCGGACCTTCCGGTAACTGCCGCCGTGGGTGATGCCCCCAACGATCACGTCGTCACGCTGACCGCGCGCAACAAGGGCGCGGCGGGCAACGAGATCGACGTGCGCCACAGCCACTATGCGGGCGAGGCGCTTCCGGCCGGCGTGGGCCTGGCGATCGTGGGCATGGCGGGCGGCGCGGGCGATCCCGACGTCGACGACGTGTGGGCGGTGATCGGCGACCAGCCTTTTCGCACCATGGTGTTCGGCCTGATTGATGCGGCCACCGCCGCCAAGATCAAGGCCGAGCTGGATGACCGCTGGGGCGAGGCGCGGATGCTGGAAAGCGTGGCCTATTGCGCCAAGCCCGGCACCCAGGGCACGCTGGCCGCGTTCGGCGCTGCGCTCAATTCGGAACTGCTGACGATCCTGGGCACGGGCCTTTCGCCCAGCTGGCCGGCAGAAGCCGCGGCGATCTATGGCGCGGTCTGCGGCTATTACACCGCGATCGATCCGGCCCGGCCGACCCAGACACTGCAGCTGACCGGACTGGTCGCCCCCAGGGTGGAAGACCAGTTCACCGGCGCCCAGCGCGAGGCGCTGCTGCACGACGGGATCGCGACCTTCGCGCCCGACACTTCGGGAACCTGCCGGATCGAGCGTTCGATCACGACGTACCAGACCGATGCCTTCGGGCTGGAGGACGTGGCCTGGCTCGATCTGGAGACGGTGACGACGCTGGGCTATCTGCGCGCCAGCCTGCGCACCCGTATCGCGCAGAAGTTCCCGCGCATGAAGCTGGCCGATGACGGCACCCGCTTCGGCGCCGGGCAGGCGATCGTAACGCCCAAGATCATCCGGGCCGAGATCATCGCGCTGTTTCGCGAATGGGAAGACGCCGGGCTGGTCGAGAACCTCGATCAGTTCATCACCGACCTGATCGTCGAGCGTTCCACCACCGACGTGAACCGCGTGAATGCGCTGGTGCCGCCCGACATCGTCAACCAGTTCCGCAGCTTCGCCGCTGCGATCCAGTTCCGGCTCTAAGCCGGTCCTGAGAGCCGCGTGAAACCCTTCTGAAAGGAGCCTGAGAAATGGCCAACAAGAATAAAGTCGTCGGCCAGGCCAAGGTCGTTATCGACGGCACAACCTATTCCACCTCGGGCGAAAGCACGATGGATATCGGCGGCCCTTCGCGCGAGGGCGTATCCGGTGACTACGAGGCCGGGGCCTTCAAGGAGACGACCAACCCGGCCAAGCTGGACACATCGCTGCTCTACAAAGCCGGTGTCAGCCTTTCCGCTATCCGCTCGATCGATGATGCTACCGTGATCCTCGATACCGATATCGGCACGCAATGGATCATGCGTAATGCCTATGTCGCTGATGTGATCAGCTTCGGCCAGGACGGCAAGGCCAAGGTCGTCTTCCAGTCCGATCCGGCGGAGGAAGTGCTGTGAGCGCGCGCCAGCAGCCCTACACGCTGAAGCACGACATCGTGCTGGAGACCCGCGATCCCGAGACCAAGGAGGAGAGGGAAGAAATCCTTCGCCCTGCCGGATCGGTCGTGATGGTCCGCCGCCCCAAGGCCAAGGACTTGCTCGTCTTCGACCAGTTCGACGGCAAGCCCATCGCCAGCGTGACCGCGCTGATCAAGCGCGTGGTGAAACTCGACGATATCGAAGTCGCTAACCTCGACGGAGAGGACTTCGACGCGCTGGGGGAGCTTGTGTCGCCGCCCGAGAAGGGTGGCCGGACAACTGGGAAGACTGCCTCGGACTGATCGCGGCCACCTTCCATTTCCCGCCTCGCGAGATCTGGAAAATGGACTGGACCGAGGCGGAAATGTGGTTGCGTCAGGCCGCCCGTTTGAGCGGCGAAGACGCTGACGGCGATGAAGACGGCGAAGGTAGCGAGTAGCCATGGCACTCAAGTTCTCGTTCATTCTGGAGGCGGTAGACCGGGCAACAGCCCCGGCGAAGCGCATCCGGAGCACATACGAGCGCCTGATTGCCGGTGTGCGAAAATGGGGCCGTGAAGTCCGGAGTAACGCGCGCGATATCGAGACCGGAGCGCGTTCGCTGGAGCATTACCAGCGCCGTGCCCAACGCCTGCGGCGAGTGGCCCTGGGCACATTCTTTCGCGCAGCGCGGATGCAGGCAGACCGGTTCGTCGTCAGCCTCAATCGCGGGATCGCCAAATTGAAGCTGCTGGAGCGTGCCGGACGCGCGGCCGGGTCTGGCCTGCGCTGGATTGGCGGCAAGGCACTTGGCCTTGCGAAATGGGGAGCGGCCGGCGCGAGTGCCTTCGCCGGATGGTCCATCTTCGACATGTTCAAGAAGGGCGGCCAGTTCGAGCAGTACCAGATCATGCTGGAAGGCATGGAGGGCTCCTCGGGAAAAGCCCGCAAGGCCATGCGCTGGGTGCAGAATTTCGCCCAGACGACACCCTATGAACTCGATCAGGTAATGGAAGCCTTCGTCGCGCTCAAGGCCTATGGCATCGATCCTTTGAACGGCTCGCTGGAATCGCTCGGAGACGGCGCATCGGGCATGAGCAAGGATCTGATGCAGGCCGTTGAGGCGCTGGCCGATGCCGTTACCGGGGAATACGAGCGCCTGAAGGAATTCGGTATCCGTGCCAGCAAGGCCGGAGACAAGGTGACGTTCACTTACCGGAAGAACGGCAAGGACATCCAGCGCACGGTCAAGGCGACCGGCGACGAGATCGAAAAGACGATCACCGGCATTTTTTCGGATCGCTTCGGCGGCGGTATGCTTCGTCAGTCGAAGACGCTGTTTGGCATCATCAGCAACTTGAAAGACCTGTGGTCGAAGTTTCAACTGATGGTCGCGGACGCGGGTATTTACGACCGCGTGAAGCGCAAGCTCGACGAATGGCGCGGGCGGCTCGATGCCATGTCGAAAGACAATCGGATGAAGGCCTGGGCGGAGCGCATTTCCGACAAACTGGAGCAGGCCTTCGACTGGGGCGTGAGGTTTGCCGAGGAAACCGACTGGGCAGCCGTCGGACGGGGCCTCGGCTCGGCGCTGGTGGCGATGACGCAACTGGTCGCATTGTTCGGCCAGGCCGTAGACAAGTACATGCGGTGGCAGGCGACCCGTGCTGCGGCGATGGCGGAAAACACCGAACAGGGCTGGTTCTCTTCCCGCCAGGCCAAGGATGATGCCCGGCGCCGGCGCAAGGCGATCGAGCGCCAGTATGGCCCGCTGACCGACAGCGGCCGGAAGGATGCCGAGGAGGCCGCGCGCAAGGGCAATACCTATCGGGTTACGCCCGGCGGCCGGGATATTCCCAAAGGCGTGCAGCCCAGTTGGCCGAACAAGAGCAAGGAAACGCCCTATCAGCGCGGTCTGCGTATCGGACAGCAGTCGGCCACCCCCACCAAGGTCGGCGGCGCGCTGGATATCAACGTCAAGGTGCAGGGCCCTGGCACCGCCCGTGTCGAGCGGGTGCAGACCGCGAACCGTGACGTGCCCATCAATGCCCGCGTCGGCAAGATCATGGGAGCACCCGCGTAATGGCATGGCGTGACGAGTATCAGCAGGGCAGCTTTCGCGGCGTCACCTTCCGCACCCAGAGCCATGAGCGGCGTGGCGGGCGGCGTGTGGCGGTGAACGAGATGCCCCGGCGCGATGAACCGGTGATCGAGGATCTCGGCCGCCGCGCCCGCGAGTTCGCGATCGAATGCCATGTGATCGGCAGCGATTACACCAGCTGGCGCGACGATCTGCTCGACGCGGTCGAGGCCGAGGGCACCGGGCTGCTGGTGCATCCCTGGTTCGGGCAGATGATGGTCGCGGTGCTGGATTATACCCAGCACGAGAATACCGACGATGGCGGCGTGGGCTGGTTCTCGCTGACGCTGATCGAAGCCGGGCAGCCTGCGCCAGCGCCCGTGGCCGTATCCGCCGGGGCCTCCGGCGCGGCCGAAGCGGACGCGGCGCTGGCAGCGGCGCCCGATGCCTTCGCGGCAGACTTCACTATCGATGGTGCGGCGGGCTGGGTGGAAGACGCCGCCGGGGAGCTGATCAGCGGCATGGCCGATGCCTCGCAGATCGCGGCCGGGCTGCGCGGCGGCGTGGGACCGGCGCTGCGGGCGTTCAACGTCGCGCTCAATTACCTGCCGGGCAACCTCTCCAGCCTCATGCGAGCGCCGCTCAATCTGGCGCATTCGGTGATCGGTCTGGTTTCGGCCGTCTCCGTGCTGGGAAACAGTTCCGGCCGGTCCACGCGCCTGGCGCCGCTGGAAATGATGCTCGACTGGGTGCCCAGCCAGCCGGTGTTCCCCCAGCGCACGCCGCAGCGCGTGATCGAGGCCACGAACCGCATGGCGCTGCTGCGCCTGTTCCGTGTCGCCAGCGCGGCCGAGCTGGTGCGTGCGGCCAGCACCATCGAATATGCCAGCTATGACGATGCCCGCGAAACCCGCGATGCGATCGGCGACCGGCTCGATGTGCTGGCGCTTGCCGCTGCCGATCGGGGCGACGATGCCACGGCCGAAACCTACGATGCACTGCGCCGCGCGCTGGCCGCCGATATCGCCGCCCAGGGCGTAAGCCTTGCCCGCGTCTATGCGCTGGAGCTGGCGGAGACCGAACCGGCACTGGTTCTGGCGCACAGGCTCTATCGCACCGACCGGCGCACCGCGACCAGCCTGGAAGAGCGCGCCGCCGGCATTGCCGATCGCAACAAGGTGCCGCACCCCGGTTTCCTACCCGGCGGCGTTTCGCTGGAACTGCTGACGGCAGAGGCGACTTCATGAGCGTCTTGCCACATCATGAAGTCGCGCTGGAGATCGGCGGTCTGGGCTATTTCGGGTGGACCGAAATTACCGTCGAGCGCGCGATCGACGCCATGGTCGGCAGCTTCGATCTCAGCCTATCCACCAAGGACAGGACCGGTGCTGAGGACTGGCCGATCGAGGACGGTGCCACGTGCCGGGTGCTGCTGGGCGGTGAGGTGCTCATCACGGGCTATATCGACGCGGTGACGCGGTTCATCGACCCCGAAAGGCGCGGCATTCGCGTGCGCGGACGGGATAAGACCATGGACCTGGTCGATTGCTCGGCCATCAACAAGCCGGGATCGTGGACGGGCCAGAAACTGGAAGCGATCGCGAAGGCGCTGGCGGCGCCCTTCGGCGTCTCGATCGAGGTCAGCGGCGATACCGGTGCCGCCTTCAAGAAGTTCGCGCTGCAGCAGGGGGAAAGCGCCTTCGCCGCGATCGAGCGCATGGCGCGCTATCGCGGCCTCGTTGCCTATTCGCCGGGAGACGGCACCGTGCGGATCGGCAGCGCTGATACCGGTGTACGCACCGGCCGGATCGAGGAAGGCGTGAACGTGAAGTCGGCCGAGGCGACCAGCGACATGTCTGGCCGCTATAGCCAGTACGTGGTCAAGGGACAGGCATCGGGAGACAATAGCCGCCACGGCAAGACCGTTTCGCAGGTCAAGGGCGAGGCCGCCGACAGCGAGGTGACGCGCTACCGCCCGCTGCTGGTGATCGGCGAGGAGCAGTCGGATACGGCCTCGTTGGTCAAGCGGGCGAAGTGGGAAGCAGCGGTCCGATCCGGCCGGGGCAAGCCGCTGTCCGTCACGGTGCCGGGCTGGCTGACCGATGAGGGCAAGGTCTGGGCACCCGGCGCCCGCGCGGCGTGCAAGATCCCCAGCTGCAAGGTCGATGGCGATCTTCTGGTCGAAAGCGTGCGCACCACGCGCAATGGCAGAGAAGGCAGCATGACCGAACTGAGACTGGTTCCGCCCGAGGCCTGGACCCAGCTTCCCGAGCCCGAGGAGAGCGCATCGTGATGGATGCCCTGGCAGGCCGTGTCCGGAACATGATTGGCCGCGCGATCGTGCGGCTGATTGACGATACCCAGCAGGCCCAGTCCCTGCAGATCGAGCTTCTGGCCGACGAAGTGCAGGACGGCGCCGAGCGGCTGCAGAACTATGGCTTTACCAGTCACCCACATCCGGGCGCGGAAGCCGTGGGCGTGTTTCCCGCCGGATTGCGCAGCCATGGCATCGTGATCGCAGTGGAGGATCGCCGCTACCGCCTGACCGGACTGGAACAGGGCGAAGTCGCAATGTTCGATGACCTGGGCAACGTGATCAAGCTGGGCCGCACGGCGATCGAGGTGACGGCGGTGGCGGACATCACTGTCACCGCTGCGGGCGACGCATCGCTTTGCGTGCAGGGCAATGCTGATCTGCAGGCGGGCGGCGATGTGAGCGTAACTGCCGAAGCCAGTGCGACCGTGACAGCGGCGAGTGTAGTGGTCGATTCTGACGATGTGCAGCTCGGCGGCGCTGGCGGCGCAGCCATTGCGCGCGTGGGCGATAGTGTGGATTTGGTCAGCGGGCTGATCCTGTCCGGCAGCGCCAAGGTCACGGCGGCATGACTGATCTCGCCCTCAACTGGAATGATGAGACTGTCTCGGCCGACCTGCTGCTTAGCGGCGGTGCGCTGGCCACCGACGATGGTCTGCGCACTACGATCCTGATCTCGCTGTTCACCGATGCGCGCGCCAGCGAGGACGCGGAACTGCCCGAGGCAGGTGATGATCGGCGCGGATGGTGGGGCGATCAGTTCGCGGCTGATGCTGGACCCGACGCCGGCAGCGCCAGTGATCGCAACCGGATCGGCTCGCTGCTCTGGCTGCTCGGCCGGGCTAAGGCGACCACTGCCAATCTCCAGCTGGCCCGTCAGGCGACAGAGGCAGCACTGGGTCATCTGGTGCGCGATGGTGTCGCCTCGCGCGTGGCCGTGGAAGTCGAATCGCAGGTGGTCGAAGGCGGCAAGCGCCGCCTGGCACTGGGCGTCGATATCTACCGGCCGAACGGCCCGGATCGCGAGCGGTATGACTTCACCTGGGAGGCTTCGCTCACATGACTTTCATCCGTCCCACTCTCTCGGAACTGATCGCGCGCGGCCGCAGCGATATCCAGACGCGTTTGCCGGGGGCCGATGCAGCTCTTCGCCATTCCGTCCTGGACGTGCTGGCCCGTGTCCACGGCGGTACGGCCAGCGGGCTCTACGGCTATCTGGACTGGCTGGCCAAGCAGCTGATGCCCGATACGGCAGAGGCTGAGTATCTTGCCCGCTGGGCCTCGATCTGGGGCATCGATCGCAAGGCTGCAACAGCGGCCACGGCCAGCGCTGCCGCGACGGGAACCAACGGTGTGACGATCCCGGCCGGAACGGAAGCACAGCGTGTCGACGGGTCGATTTATACCGTGCTGGCCGCCGTAACAATCGCGGGTGGCACGGCCACGCTCTCGCTGGAGGCCGCTGATTCCGGACCCGATGCTTCGCTTAATGCCGGCGATGAACTGACGCTGTCGAGCGCGATCGCCGGGGTCAATGCCACGATCACGGTTTCGGCCAGTACCGTCACCGGGACGGAAGAAGAAACCGATGCCAGCCTGCTGGCGCGGTTGCTCGATCGTATCCGCACGTCGCCACAGGGCGGCGCCGAACACGACTATGTCGCCTGGGCGCTGGAACAGCCCGGCGTGACGCGCGCGTGGCCTTATCGCGGATGGATGGGGGCCGGAACGGTCGGTCTCGCTTTCGTGATGGACGATCGTGAGGACATCTTCCCGCTGGAGGCCGACGTGGCGGCGGTGCAGGCCGCGCTCGACGAATTGCGGCCAGTGACGGCCGAGCTTTACGTTTTCGCGCCCACGCCCGCGCCTCAGGACATCGTGCTGCGCATCAGTCCGGATACGGCTGAAGTGCGTGCCGCGATCGAAGGGGAACTGGCCGATTTCTTCAGCCGTGAAGGTGAGCCTGGCGGCACGATCTGGTTCAGCCGCCTGAGCGAGGCGATCAGCCTGGCTGAAGGCGAATTCCAGCACGCGATCGATATTCCCGACGAGGATTTCACGGCCAATGCCGGCGAGATCCCGACGCTGGGCAGCGTGACTTTCGCATGACCTACGGGACGGCCTCCACCCCGCGCGACAATGCCGCCTATGCCCGGCAGATGAAGCAGCTGCTGCCCAAGGGGGCGGCGTGGGACTTCGCGCCGGACGGGACTTTCGCACGGCTGCTGCTGGCGCTGGCGGCCGAATTCGCACGGATCGATTCGCGCGCGCTTGACCTCATCGGGGAAGCCGATCCGCGCACCACGCTGGAACTGCTGCCCGATTGGGAGCGCGTGGCCGGCCTGCCGGACAGTTGCACCGGCGCACCGGATGAAGTGGCCGAGCGGCAGGCTGCCCTGCATCAGAAGATCGCCGGCGTCGGCGGGCAGAACAAGGCCGCCTTT